GTTGTTTCTTTCAAAATAAATCTTTTGCCTATGCCGAAGAAGCTTCTATTGAGCAATGTTACAAAGAAATTGTAACAAAGCGCAGAAGAAGCAATCAATACAATATGGGAAAAGGACATCCTGAGAAATCAGATATAATGACAGTAGGTAAATCATATTACACAATAGGACATCCTGGATTGATGTATGTTGAAAAATTAGATGGTGAAAAAATGCCAGTAGGTGGGATTCAGTTCAGTTTTTATGATCAAAAATACATTTCAATCGAAGCTCCTTATGGTGCAGATATCTTTGCTGATTTAGCATGGAGATATGATGTGCGTTTATTTGTTACGTTGACAAGCGACAAAGATAATGACCCCGAAAAGCTTTTTACATATAGGTACACATCTAGAAATAAAGTCGACTTACATCACTTGGATAAAATAGAGCCTTATTTTTCGCCTATTTATAGCATTAAGAATTTAATTTTTCTTCAAAAGGATATGGATATAAATGGTATCGATATCTTATATGCGAATATTTTTAGAATAACGCGTAACAAAGATATTGCGCAAATTAGATATAAAAAATGGAATGATGGTAGCGCCATCACTGTCAAAGGGTTGTTAGAAATAGTTAGTGCAATAGAAGGGCTTTATCGGGGTGGTACGATATGGGTAAACTGCTTTGGTGGTCTTCATAGAACAAAAACCACCATACTAGCACATACATTATATAGGTTATATAAAAATGGACAGGAAGTCAATGTAGATGCATTGATTTCAGAGTACAACAATATTGTTAATAATGATATTGTGAAAGCTCACGGCGGGGAGCAATCAGACTTGTGGGAAGAGGGCGGGGCGCAACTTAGACTTATAAGAGATTTTGCTGACTATTTGCAGACCAAAACTCAACAATATCATTTTTTTAATTAGATTGTTGACAAATAAAACTTCTAAATTATATTATTCCTAATAGTTGGCTCTCTCATAATAAATGACAATTGCATTAAGTAATATTGTTGATCTTGTAGTAGGAACACAAACACCATCAATACAGTTACCAAATACTGCTGATATAGGTTTCTTTACAACCGATTTACCAGATAATGTAGATTCTTTCAGAAGCTATATTAATGCAAATGATGTTCAAAAAGATTTTGGTACTAACACAGAAACTTACGCCATGGCAAGCATTATATTCAGTCAAATCCCAAGCATTAAAACAGCTGGCGGGTCTTTGGTTATTATCCCACTGCAAAATTCTGTAAAAAGCGCCACAAATGGCAAGGTAACAACCATATCATTAACAAGTAAGCTTACTGCAATTAAAGCTATTATAGATGGAAAATTAAAAGTAACTTTAAATGGCGTCGATATTAATGTAACAAAATTAAACTTTTCTAAAGCGTTAACTGTTGCTGATATAGTTAAGGTTTTACAACAATGCAAAATACTTGAGAATGTATTGATTTCAGTAACACAAAACAACGAAATTGTTTTTGAATCAAAAAAAGTTGGCGCCAATTCAACAGTCATACTTGGCGTAGCTAGTGGTGATGGCACAGATTTATCAGTTGATACTTTATTTGACACCACTAATAGTGTTGCGGTCAATGGGATTGTTTCTAGTGGTGAAACTGTCATTGAAGCCATAGCAAGAACAAAAGACCAGGTTAATTATAGTACCATCATTACTAATCTTTTGATGGAAGATGAAGTTGTAAGCGCGCTTGCAAATAATGTTGAAACACTGGAAAAGAATTTTCTACACTCTATTTCTTCTAAAGAGGACTACTTAGAGGGCGGGATTGCAAAAACACTTTTTACTTCAAATAAGAAAAAAACAAAATGTCTAATACATACAAAGTCTTTAGCAGACGCAAATTTATTTAAAGCTGGTTATGCTAGCAGGGGAAACGCAGTTGATTACTCTGGAAAAAGAACCGCGCTTACAATGAACTTGTTAGAGATAGCGGGTATATTTGTAGATACCAAAATTGAAAATACCGACATGAGTAATATTGCTGCTGCAGGAGTTGATTGTTTTGCTTCGATGGCTGGCAGGGGAGTTGTGATTTGTAATAAATTATATTATGATGAAATTAGAAATTTACAAGCTTTAGCACATCACTTACAGATTAGAGTTACCAATGAACTAATATCGGTTGGAACTAAAATTTCACAAACTGATGAGGGGATGGGGTCAATTACTGGAAGTATTACATCCGTTTTAGGTCAATTTAGAGATAATGGCGTTATTGCTGGCGGTGGTTTGGTTTGGAATGGAAGCACTCCTTTTGGAGACCCGAAAGACTTTAAAGATAACATCAATCGCTTGGGTTACTATGTATATCATACCCCTGTTATTCAGCAAAGCCAAATCGATAGGGACAGAAGAGTGGCGCCGTCCATACAAATAGCGGTAAAATTGTCTGGAGCAATCCACATGGTAAACATTTATTTGACATCACAAAGTTAGTTTTATTTTTTTAAATTATGGCAGGAACAATTACTACAAGTGTATACTCACTAAAAATCTCAGTACCAGCCAAAAGCTTAAGTTATACAATGGTTGGCTTTGCGGATGGTTACATAGTTTCAGTTAAGCCAATTGAAGAAATTTTTACTGTAAAAGTAGGTCATGGTGGGAATTTATTAGTCTCTCCTAAGGAAAGCGCAACGGCGAGCAAGCTTTTTGTTAGACTTAATAGATTGTCAGTTGATGATATTAATTTACACGCATTAACAGAGCAAAATCTTATTAATAAAGAAGTAAACTTTTTAGAAGCTGAATATGTACAACAAATATCTGATGGTATGGGTAATTTAAAAAAAGAAACAAATATTTTAAAAAATGGTCTTATACAACGTCGCCCAGATAGAGGAAAAAATATTGACGGTAGTGACGTCGAACAAGGTGTTGCTGTGTATGAGTTTTATTTCTCTCAACATACAATGACCATAACATAGTTTAATTTTACTCTTGTAATGTCGTTACGCGCCAAAACCCCTACTAAAAATCAAAATGAATTAAAGAACAGCATAGATTCTTTTTACCAAGCAATGCAAGGAGCAAACAGCCCGGGCTTTGGTTTAAATAGAAAAAATGACATAAATTCTTTAACTTTCAACACAAGAACTAATTTAGTAACAAGACATAGACAGGCTCTGGAATATCTTTATGCTACAAATAGTGTTGTACAAACCTTTATTGATGTTACAACTGATGATGCTTTTAGAAAAGGAATTATTATAAGCTCATCTGAACTCGATGGTGATGATATAAACTTACTAGAAAATTATATAAAAGACCACAACGTGTTAAATTCTTTAAAATCATTTCGTAAGTATGCAAAACTGTTTGGCGGTAGTGGACTTGTAATAAACTTACCACAAAATCCAATGAATGCAATTGATATTGATAGTATTGAAGAGGACACCCCAGTTGCTTTTTATCCAATAAGTAAATGGGATTTTTGGTCAACAAATGTGAATGTTGATCCAATGAACGCTTATGATGCATTTGACTTCCAGCAATCTCATTATGTTGTTCGTGGTCAACAAATACATCGTAGTAAAGTAATGATATCAACTGGACACGAATCTCCCCCGTTTTTAAAATCATCACTTCAAGGATGGGGTATTTCAGAACTAGAAAGATTTGTCGATCCGCTAATGAGAAATGAAAAAATATTGAGAGCTTTGCACGAGCTTATTGATGAGGCAAAAATTAGTGTATACGGAATCAAGGGTTTATTTAGCTCTATATTATCTGATAGCGCACAAACTAATGCTTTTGTACAAGCAATGCAACAACTGGACGCGTTAAAAAGTTTTACAAATGGTTTATATCTTGATAGTGAACACACTTTTGAGCAAAGGGAACTTGGGGTTTTAAGCTCAGTTGCTGGTATCATGGAACAAGTAAGAATTGATATTGCTGCAGCTGCTCGCATTCCTAGTGATATACTTTATTGTCAATCTAGTAATGGTCTTGGTAGTGGAGAAGACACTGTAGAGCTTTACAATGGTATTGTTGAAACCGAGAGAGAGGAAGTAAGGGGGGCGTTAAATTTAGTGATAAAAGTTCTTTGTAAAAAACTTTTTGGTTTCATACCAGAAAATCTTGATATTGAATTTCATTCTTTAAGAGTGCTAAATTCAGAACAAGAGGAAAATATAAAGAATCAACAATTACAAAGAATTAAAACTAGTCTTGAGCTTGGATTAATTACAAAAAAACAAGCAATGGACATGATGAATCAGGAAAAAATATTACCACTAACCGTTGACAATGCTCTAAAAGATGAGCTTCTTTCGCCAGATTTGATGAATTTATCAAAAAACGATGGCTAAAACGTTAGAACCGATGTCCATTGGTCAAAAACATGAAATGTTAATGCAAAAAACCATTTTACAAATTATTTCTAATATTCTTTTCAAACCTCTGTTACAAAGAATAGAAAGAGAGTATAACTTTTTATATAATGAAAAACCATCTTTAATTAAAGATATGTTATTAAATGGAAGGATATATTACAATGATGGTGTTTTTTATGGTAATTTTAATTCTAAAATATCAAAAGAATTGAGATTGATGGGAGCGTCTTTTGATAAAAGAATCAATGGTTTTAGATTGGGTTTTGACAATATTCCAAACACGCTACAGGTAGCTATAGCGCGGTCCACAATACAACAACATGTTCTTAAGACAACAATATTGAATGAGCTGTCCTCTCTAGAAAAACTGTCTATTAATGAATATACTCCCTTGTTTAAAATTGCTTATGATAAGTTTATTGATGATCTAGATGTGCAGTTTGCAAGTAGTGTGACTGATGTTCAAAAAAACCTTACAATACAACCATCACTGAATATAACACAAAGAGAAGCCTTTGTTAATCAATATTCAGAAAATATGGCATTACATATCAAAAACTTCACAGATAAACAAATTATTGCTTTAAGAGAAGAAGTGCAAGATAACGTCTTTATGGGATATAGAGCCGATAGACTTAAAGAGATTATAAGCAATCGATTTGATGTGAGTGAAAGCAAAGCGATGTTTCTTGCTAGACAAGAAAGTAAGCTTTTATTAACTAAGTATAGTGAAATAAGATATAAGGACGCTGGAATCAAAAGATATAAATGGTCATCATCGCAAGATGAAAGAACGCGTCCTGAACACAGGGCATTACATGGAAAGATAATATCTTTTGACGCCCCCCCCGTAAGTGATGTTAAAACTGGCAGAAGAGCGCATGCTGGAGAAGATTATGGTTGCAGGTGTGTTATGATTCCAGTTGTTGAATAAAAAAACTTGTAATTTATATTTTATAGATAATGTAATAAATAATTGCTTTATAGCATATAAAAAATAAAATAAAAAATACTGCTGCTTACGCTTAATATAAAAATTATATCAAAAACTTAGATCGTTTTTAGTTTTTATTTTATTTTTTTTATGGCTACAATTAACCAAGCCCTTCCAGCAAACCTTGTGACTGATTATATCGCAAACACTGCTTACACGACCCTTTACAACAATGATGATGCGTTAAATACAGAAATCGGAACAAAGCAAGCATCACATGCTATATTAACCGCAATTGCAAGTTTTGATGCAACAGGAGGTTTTGTTGTTCAAACTGGAGCAAGCACTTTCACAAAAAGAACAATTACAAGCGCCAATGCAGACTATATTTCATTAACCAATGGAGATGGCGTATCTGGTGATATTATTGTTAATATAGGAGGCAAAATTGTTACTACAGATAATACACAAACATTATTAAACAAAACAATAACCGATCTAATCATGACTGGAACGCCAACCGCTCCTACTGGAACAGATGGTGATAGTTCTACTCAAGTTGCTAACCAAACATATGTTAATACAAGAGTAGCTAATGCTATAAATGGAACTGGATTTAAAGACAGCGTAAGAGTAGTAGCAAGCACACTGATTGGAACTGCAACTTATGACAACGGAACTAATGGCGTAGGTGCTAAATTGACAGCAGACTCAAATGCTCCACTTCCTAATGTTGACGGGGTTGCATTAAGTATTAATGACAGAATATTGTACACCGCTCCCTCAAATTTAGCTTATGCTGGTATATATATTGTTACCGATCTTGGTAGTGTAGGAACGCCATGGATCTTGACACGTGCTAATGACTTTAACAGCGTAACTACGATCAAAACAGCTTACATACCCGTTCAAGAAGGAACAAGCGCCGATAGATTGTTCAACATGACCACCGATGGTACAATTACAATTGGATCAACTACACTTACATTTACAGATGCAGGTGGGGCAACACAAATCGTCGCAGGAGATGGGTTAACAAAAAGCGGAGACACACTTTCCGTTAATGTTGATAGCTCTTCAATAGAAATCTCAGCCGATACTCTACAAGTTAAAGCTTTAGGTATTACAAATGCAATGCTCGCAGGGTCAATTGATGATGCAAAATTAAGCACAATCACAACTGGTAATAAAGTTTCTGGTAGTGCAATCCAATTGGCTGTTAGCTCAGTTGTAATGAACAACACTGGACTTGATATAAACATTGATAGCTCTTTAGATAAAAACGCTGGTTTACTTGGAATTAAGGATGGTGGAGTTACAACTGCCAAAATAGCTTCTATGGCTGCCGGTAGCGTACTTGCTAATACAACTGGTAGTTCAGCAGCTCCTTCTGAAGTTGACATTGATACAACATTCAAAACAGCTCTTGCTTTGGTAAAAGCAGATGTTGGATTAGGAAACGCTGACAATACAAGTGATGCCACAAAAAGAGAAACAAATTCTATTCAGGCAAAAATAAGCGCTGGCACAAACACAACACTCACAAAAGCTCAGTGTTTAATAGCAAATCAAGGTGTCGAAGTAACCGCAACCTCTGGAGCGCTTACCATATCATTACCTGCATTTGTTCAAGCAGATGATGGGATGATTTTAAAAGTAGAAAATGCACTTACTGGCTCAACAAGCTTTTCATTGAACTCCACTAATGGATACAACATAAGTGGCTCTTCTTCAATAAGTCTTGGGGTTGGAGTGTTTGCTAAAATTAAATATCAATACAACGGCGGCTCTCCATTGTTTACTATAGTACAATAACACTAGTATACATTAGTATTACTTGATTTTAAAGACTAACATTACTATATACCCTATTACTACACATTGGTAGGGTATATAGTAATTAATAAAAGATTTTTGTAAATGGTATAAACTTTATGGCTACAATTAATACGGCAATCATTAATTTAACGGGAACTGAATATCTTGCTAATACCGCCTATACCGTTCTTTATAATAATGACGACGCGTTGAACACAGAGCTTGCGACAAAATTAGCAAAAGCAAGCAATCTTTCAGATGTTTCAAATAGACAAACCGCACTTAATAACTTAGCAGATGTAGCATCCGCTACCAATGAACATGTTTTAACAAAAGATACCACAACTGGGAATTTAATTTTTAAAGCTTCTGCTGGCGGCGGGGGCGTTACAATAAACACATTAACAGAAAAAACCACATTAGTAGATAACGATCTGTTCTTAATAGAGGATAGTGAAAACAGCAATACACAAAAAAAAGTAAAAAAATCAAATATTATTAGTGGAACTAATTCGAATTACTCAACAAGAAACTACGTTGCTTTAAATACAGTTCCTTTACCAACTGCAAACCAAGTACAAGAATTCATTGATTCAAGTGATAATACTTTAAAGTGGAAAAACAACCTTGGAAGCGTTTATCCCGCTCCAAGCCAGTCCGCATCAATACCGGATAATTTGGAATTAGCAACCAAAATATCAGCAATACCATCTAGTACACAAATTGTTGTACAGTGGGCAGAGGAAAGTTATGATATTAAATATAAGATATACTGGGCAACTCTTGGATCTGTAATTGATTTGACGGGGTCTCCGAGCGCAACGGTAAACGTTGGTACCACACAATATGCAATTACTGGCTTAACAAATAGTACTGAATATGAAATATACGTTATAAGAGTAAAAAAACCTATATCAGCAAGAACAGTGTCTTCTCCTGGATCCGCATTATCGAATTTTAAAGTAGATTCAGCAGATAGCGTATCAGGTGCAACCGGTCAAGTGGTGTTGACGTTTACTCCTAATACGGGAATTACTAGACATGATTTAGTTTATGAGCAAACAAAAAATTCTACATTCTACAATCCTTCCGTAGTACAAGGAACTACCGGCGGTACGATTACAGTACCAACAATCACAAGATTCGGTTCTGAATTATCATCATCTTCATCATCAAGAACGTCTTATTATACAACAATTACAACAACAACAGACCATGGATTTGCTGTAGATGATATAGTGTTTTGCTCTGGCGCTAACGAAGCTTCTTTCAATGGGTATTTTTCGGTAACAGAAATTACTAGCACTACTGTTTTTAAAGTTAGAAGCGCCGGTAACGATGAAAGCGCCACCGGAACGCTTGTATGTAAAAAACTATTGCCATATTTATGGATGGTAAAATCCGTCACTAGTGATTCTAATCTAACCCCGTCAAGTATTACAAGGTCTTCAGGAATAACTACCATAGTAACCAATAGTGTGCACGGTCTTTCAACAAATAATATTATATCAATAAGCGGCGCAAACGAAAGTTCTTTCAATGGTAAGTGGGTTGTTCTTAGCATTGTTGACACAACTACATTTACAATTACAAATACGGGATCTGATGAAAGTGCTACTGGAACAATTACTTTAACAAGCGCAATTGAAAATGCAAGAACCACAGCCGTAAATCAAGAATGTGTAGAAAGATATTTTACAAAAATTTATAGTGCTGGAACTTCTGTCGAATATATGGCTTGGAGCGTAAGAGACCCTAACAATGGATACATTCCAGAAGTGTCAAGAACACTACAACAGTATAAAGACTTAACAAGTTTTTCCGATGCAGATTATGTTTTTAATAAAGCACAATATCTAGTAGAGTCAAAATGGATTGGTAGCGTAAAGATCAAACCTCAGTCTGCTTATGCCGTACAAACTGTTTTTGGAAACTTTACCGGTAGCAGGGCTTATGGTAGTGTGTTTTATGCAAATAATTTACATACCACTGCTAACCAACTCACATTAGATAGTTTTACTAATAGATTTAATGTTGCTAATGATGATAATGATTCAACTGGTTTTGAAAATGATGGTAGCGCGTTAGTTGCTTCAACCAACGGCACTGATCAAACGTCTACGATGTTCATGAGACTGGATAGGTCGTTAAACACAGATACAAGCGTTGTTTTACAATATGATATACCGGCGGGGCTTGGTTCGTCTGGATGTGCTAGTACTATCTTTTGGGCAGCACCTAACGGTAATAGCAATCGTAGAATAAAACTTTTTGCAGACTATACAAACTCAAGATTTGCATACAAAAAAGGAGCAACTGATTATTATATATCCTTTTCTTCGCTTAGTATTTCTCCTGTTTACAATAACTATGCAAGTTTTTATGTTGTTGGTGATGGAATTGATGAAGTAATGATAGGAAACTTTGGTAGCTCTGCATGGACTGTCCAGTTTAATTGGGAAAATAACACTGCTTCGGCGAGAAGCGTGACTGGTATTACAACTGGTTATAACGCTACAGAAGAAGACGCTTTTGGTACAAATCTTTATACAGTCAATGGAAAGATATTTTATTTATATACAATTAATTCCAATTCTACTACTTGGCGTTCATTAACATGGAGACTAATTGGCAACTTAGATGACGCCACGGCTGGCACTATTGATCATTTAACCGAGTTTACACCATATGGCAACCAAACTTATACTACTGGTATTCAATGTGGTATGGATCTTTTCACCCTAATAGATACTAGTATGTATGTATATGCTGGCGATTGGGGGCATGACGCATCTGGTATATTTGATTCATCAACTGATGATACAGCTATCAGTTTAGCAAGAACGAATATAAAGTGTTTAGTTTCGGGTTTATAGGTTTTTATTGTTTTTATTATGTTTAATATTTTATTAGAGTTTAATTCCGTTGGTCAAGTAATTTCTTTTTTGCAAAAGAACATGACTTGTGACAATCCTATTTCGTTTAATGAAAAAACTTACTATGGTATAGTGTTTAATGAAAACTACTACAAAAGTCCATTTATTATGGAGCTGCACAAGTGGTACTTTAAGTTAGAAAATAGTGTTGTTGTTGAATTAACGCACGCAGAAGTTAAAGCAAGAAAGGTGGTTGAGCGCGCAGATGCTGCATTATGCGAAGCAAAAACAAAGAAAATAGCAGAGATGGAGACCTTTTATATTAGTTCTCAAGTAATTATATTAAAAAACGGTAAAGATTTTATCTTACCGTTGTGTGGTGATTTTTACAATATAATCTGGCTGAGTAAAGCAAATAGCAACCAACCCACATGTTTAATATATCAAAATAGTCTTACGGATGGCTTAAAATATAAAGCAGTGTTATTACAAAGCATTATAAGAAGAATGGATTCCTCGTTAAGAGCAATATCAGAACCTAATCACCTCTTAAAAGAAAAGACCATAGATAGTATTAATTCTAAAACAACAATAGCTGATGTAAACGCTGTTACGGTAGATGTTTTCCAAAAAAACAATACTTTAAATATGAACACACTTTGTGAAGATCTGAGAAATGACGCTAGCACATCACAAGAAGACAAAGATTGGCTTAATTCAAAAAGAGAGGTTCTTCAGGATCAATCAATTATTTATCATTTATATGAATTAGCTTAAGTATATGTATACAATAAGTATTTTGTCTTGTAAGTCCACTAAGTGGTATAATGTGTATGCGTGGTTGATTCAGTTTTTAGCATTAATTAATAAGAAAAAATGTGTGAATCACGCTGCAATCCTTTTTGAAAACAAAGATCATGAACAGTTTGTTTTTGAAATTAGAATGAGTGGTACTAGATTATCATCATTTGAGGGCTTTAAAAAACGTTTTGTGGGTAGTATTTATATACAAGATGTGATAACATATAGTCACCATGCTGATGTTTATTTTTGCTTAGAAAAATATTATGATTATAGCTATAGTGTTTTGGATGCAATTGGAAGCGCTCACTTCGAAAACAAGTTTTTAAAATTTTTAAATCCATTGTTCAACAAGATTGGCAACGATAAAGACACCAAAACATTTTGTAGCGCATTGATTAAGTGCTTAGAAGAACTTGAAAAACATTTTAATCAAAACATTACTTTACTTGAGCATATAAGACAAAACTATAATTCATTTGAAAAGATAACTCCAGCAATGTTATATGAAATAATAGCTAAAGTTGGTTTAACTGAAATAAAATAGTTACTTTACATTAAACCCATTGCTACCCACTGAGCATCTGCAACCCAATTTACATCTGCATTACACAATCTAAATCCACTATTAGAAATATTTCTTGGATGTATGTTAAAATCTGGGTATGCATCAGATGTTGAGTTCCACACGTTACAATTAACGTGTTGTAGATAATAAAATGTAAAAGGGAAAAGTATATTTACACCACCGTCACCAGGTACTTGACTAACTTGACCAGACTGAACTAGAAAACTTAATCCACTATTAAGTGGAAAATATAATCTTGTGTAGTTAGAAATATTACCAGCTGGCTCGGTAAGTTGATTTAAGCTAAATGACAGGCTTGGAAGTCCTGTGTTGTTTTGTGGTAAATTTGTCAATAAGGATCCGTCTAGTGCGGGAATTTTACCATCAGAACGTAATTTTAATAAACTATCAGCAATATTAAATATAGTTGAAGAGATGCCGCTATCAGCAATGTTCCCGCTTGCGTCTCTTGATACTAGGTTTCCATTCGTCCCACCAGAAATCTTATCAGCTTTTCCAGAAACGTCCATTGTGGCAAAATCAGTCAAAAGAGACCATGCTGTATTATCTATGAGTGGTTTGTTAATATTATCATCTATAATAGATTTATAAAGTTTTACCTGGTTTGGTTCTTTTACTATTGAATTAATATAGTATGTAGCTTTTTCAGAATACTCTGGTATTCCAGATTGAAAAATATATGATAATTGTGTACTATATATATAATGAAGTGTGTTTAATGTTTCTCGCGCGATCCAATCTCTGCCCGCCGTTAAAGTTGCTGAAAATCCGCCTGTAAACGCAGCAAGTTCTTGGATAATTTCAATATCGGTAGTTTTTATTGCATTAGCGCCATCCAGCCCTTCTGAGCCTATTTTAATAATTTCATCCGTATTATTTGAACTCCATATTTTCTGATTTTTTCTTAAAATTTTTGCCATAAACTAAAAATTAATTTGTAATATTAATAATATTACTTACTGTAAGCATTGTTACATTTGTCAAGTTTGTAGCATCTTTATAGCTAGCAAAGGTTGCGGTGTTATCTGATCGGGGACCTTTCATACTTGGCAAACCTACCATTTTTTTATCAGCCACAATAATATATTGTATTCTAACCCCAGCTGGCACTGGTAAAACTTTCTTTTCAATGGCGGCAGTCAAGACATTTGATATGTTGCTTTTGATGTAAAACACCACTGTCATGTTTCTGTTAGAAGCAATACCAATATCGGTACTAAAAAAATTAAATAAAATTGAATCTATAGAGCTAGAAGAATGATTTGAATTACTTTGCGCCATTTTCAGCTTTATTAAAATTCTTAGTTGATCATCATTTAAAGCCCCCCCGCTATAACCTCTACTAATGTTAATATATTTTGCAAGTATATCTAATTGTTTACCAATTGCGGTTTCCAATTTAAAAGCCTCGTTAAGTGTTAACATATTGCCATTTGAAAACAATGTTCTTACATAAAGTTCAATTTCGGCTTTTGCATTAGGTTTTTCACGATATTGTAGTATTAATAGATTTTGAAAATATTCTACTAAACTGTTTGCAATTTCTTCGTTTGTCATGGTTTTTAGTTTATATTATAGTAATTAAAATCCTGTCAATATCTAGAATCCACTTTTCATTAGCAAGGTCAACATCTAGATATTCTAACCACGTAGTATTGTCTTTAGAGATTTCAACATTAACGGGTACACCGCCCCCACCTTTGCTATTAATTGCTTGGGAAGCAACTGTTGTAATAATAGATGTTTCAGCGGACTGTCCAATTGTAAATTTTGTATTTGTTGAAATATAAGTTTTAATAGATGACTCATCAAATGTATACTCTGCTGATATTTTTTTTATATTAAATCTAGTATATAGATTTTTGCTTTGTGATCTATCAAAAAGTATTTGCTCGACATCTCCAGATTGCTTTTTTATATTTACTGCAATAGAGCCCTTCATACCACACGCAGGATTAAGTTTGGCATTAATTGCATTTGCAATATCTGTGTTCGCTCCTCCTTCCACAATAACCCATACAGAGTGACCTGGGATTCCTTTTGTATTTGTTGATGAAGTGTTGTTGTTAAAAACAGCCGCTTCGGTTACTCCAGTAACGTTTAGTATTGCACTTTGTATAGAATCAACATCACCAGAAGCGGCATTTGCTATTGATAGCTGCCTTCTAAGTCTAAACTCTGCATCGGTTTCTTCTGATTTTCCAATGCTTACGGCACCACTTGTATTATTAATGCCAACCACTCCTAATATAATTGTAATTGGGACTGTGATTGTATTTACTTGTGAAGTAATTACTCCCATATCTTTTGCTCTGAAAGTTTTTACGTGTATACCTGGTGTTAAATTTACAGTATCAAGTAGAATATATTTTTGCCCTAGATTATCAGCAACTGTAAAACCAGTGCCGTTTACATCATTTGCATTGTTATCCAGACCTTGTAACGTTAAATCTCGATCAACTGTAATTGTTATTTGTTGCTGAGTAAAAGTACCACCTTGTCTAATAATTCCATTTAACGAAGCTATATTTTCTAATTGCTTTCCTATGGCAAGATCTGGGTCGTGTCCATTATATATAGACAACAATGCTTCATTGAAAGTTCTAATTGTTTGAGCTAATATATTTATTCTTTGTCCAGCCGCAGAATTACTATCTATGATAAGATCAGAGCCGTATATTGTTTTAAATTCCGCTACCAAAAAATCATATATTTCTTGTAGACTAGCTATTGTAATACCAGTTGCATCAATTTTTACTAGATCTGATAATGTAATCGTCACTTGATATAGAATGGTACTTTTTGTAGTGACATACTATTGAAAATAAAAAGCAATATTCGATTTAAAATGGTAATTATAAAGAATTTAACACTCTAAAATAAAAACTAACCTTCTTCTCTACTTCTTCTGATTGTTGTCAAAATTGATTCATCTGATTTAATCTTTGGTAACTCTCTTAGCATTTTTCTTAATCTTTCACATCTTTCTATATCGGCCGATTCTTCTAAAACACCAGAAACATATTTCGAAATGTTTTTACCATGTTTCTTCTTGATTTCTAGTAGTAATTTCTCTGGAATTGTAATTGTTATTCTCACTTTTTTATCAATTGAAGTTCTGGACATAATGTTATTATCTATAACAATAACATTAATATAAAAAAGTAATTTACAAGTAACATTAAGAATAATCTCTTGACATTAATATATATTATATAATTATACTTAAGTAAGTAGTTATTATTATATATGAAAGTTACTATTATTGATTGTGAAAACAAACCTTGTGTTGATAAATCTTATTCTGGATTGGAAGGTATAATAAGATTAAAAAATAGTGATAATCTTGAATATCTTGATCTCTCTAACAATCAAATATCTAAAATAGAGGGGTTGGGGAAATTAGTTAATTTAGAATATCTTGATCTCGGTGGTAATCAAATTTCTAAAATAGAAGGATTAGAAAATTTAGTTAATCTTAAGATGCTTAGTCTCTCTAACAATCAAATTACTAAAGAAGATATTATTGAAATAGAGAATTGTAATATATATTTATAATCTCTTGACATTAATATATATTATATAATTATACTTAAGTAGTTTGTCTATTGTTATATGAAAAATTATTTAAAGTGTGAAATCGATATATAAAAAATCAAAAGATTCTATAATTCAAAACAAGTTTTA